CCAAAGACATTCGACTTGGCGGTAGAGCTGTCTTTTACTAGAGCATCAATTGTTGCTGCATCGTCCATGCTGAACGCATCAGCGAACGATCTAGCGTAAGCAACAGTTCTAGCGAGGGATTCAGACATAGATACAGAGTCAGTAAGGCCCTTGCCTACATCTGACGCTGGAGATTCAGAAAGCGTTACAGCATCTATCTTGCCTAAACTGACGCTGGAAACGTGCGCCTCAGTCAGTGCCTGTGTATCGGCTAGCCCTTTACCAAGGTCTTGGCTATCAACTGCGTCGCCGAAACCCTGTGAGTCGGCAAACGGCCTGTTGTAAGAGACTGACCTGCTGAAAACTTCAACAACATTGAAACTATCTGCGCTAGCTTCCTTTGAGAAAGTAAGCACATGTTGTTCTACAGGGGCGATGTTATCGCTGAAGCCCCTGTTGTAAGAAACCACCCGACCGAATACGTCGCCCATCGCAAAAATGTTTTGCTTCAATGAGCTGGTCGCTTTTTGTACGGCGTCTACCGTAGCGGCGTCGTCCAGCACAAAAGCGTCAGTGAAGGTGCGGACATATTGCACTGTGCGAGATAAAGACTCTGTCATTGACTGGGTGTCAACAAGACCCTTTCCTATTGCGACAGAGTCAAAGGCATCTGCAAAACCAAAGCTGTCGGATAACCCTTTGCCTACTCCAAACGCTTGATCATCGGCAAAACTAAAAACATTGGTCTTAGTGTTTGCCATGTCTTTGATCACAGCGTCTACCGCAGTGAAATCATCCAAAGAAAAAGCGTCCGAGAAGTCTCGGAAAAATGTCATCGCAAATACAGGAGTATCTGCAAAACCAAAGCTATCAGACTTACCAAGGGCGACGGTGGTGGATGGCGTATCGGTGAAAGCAAAAAGGTCTGTATCGGCAGTTTTTGTAAAACCTAGAGCCGCGTTTTCAATCAGAGAAAACTCATGGCTTAGCCATTGATTGATCGTGTCTGGATCTAGAACGTACTCAGCCGACAACAACGTGCTCGCGAGCACAGCACGTAAGTCTGTAACCGCTGTCTGCGCGCGCAGATCACTCGTAGTAATTATGAGCTTGGAAGACATTAGTCAAAATCATCCCTGACCTTAAACTTCACTAGGTCATATACCGTCTGGATTGACCCGTTAGCATGGGTGATTTCTATCTCGCCCTCATAAGTACCAGAAGTACTAAAGGTGGTCGTAGCAAAGTTTGTCGTGCACGTACCAGCAGAGCCGTCAACGACCGAACAAACCCGAGTGTCCGCCAGCGTAGTACCGCCCAGCTCCCGTAAACGTAGCCGAACTGTCGCGCCCGTTATGTCTACAGGCGCCCAAGTAGCACTGTTCTCTGGGTCCAGAGTAGAACCACTTGCAGCAGTGTTCTTATCTTTCAGAGTGAGATTTAACGCAGGCAGCGTGTCCCCCACCACGAAATTCAAAGTATCTGAATAAGCCATCTGATCACCCTATTTGCTCTAGCAGTATATTAGTGCTAGTACTATTAGTATACCCACAGAACAGGCGTGGTATCTCTTAAGTCCACATGCACAAAGTCTTTTGCAACGCCTACACCTTCAAAGCCCATCATCAAAGCTTTCTTAGTAATATCTCGGCGTTGGGCACCGCCATTCACTCTAATGTCCGCCGCTCGACCGCTGGCATGACGACCTGGCCTTTCCTTTGCCGCCTCAATGCTATGACGCGGCGACCTGTAACCTGAATTCACAATAAACGGAAACCCGCAGGCTTCACGAAGCTCATCCAGCATCCGCACAAACTCTGGGTCTATCTCGTTCTCGCCTGTTTCTTGGCAGGCAAAATCTTCTAATTTGAAATATTTAAACTCGCTCATCTTTCTCTGCTTACACCTTTGACCTTTTCGTAGCTTCTCATCGCCCCAATTCCTAAAAGCCCCATCATCACAGGTACCAACAACGTAGTGTCCACCTCTGGCACATCCACCCAAATGCCAATAATGTTCGCCAATATGACGTTGTAAAAAAGACCCATCGCACAGACCCAGCCGATCGCCGGTCGCCACCCAGATACAAAGACACTATGGTGAGCAGCCTCTACCTTGTTTATCTCAAGCTGCCCTCGTAGCGCCTCTTGGGCATGTTTTTCGGACATGGTTGCGATCTCGTGAGCGAGCTTTGCCGCCTTATCTTTGTCTTTGATCGCTTTACCCAGAAGGCCCGTCACAGGGCCGATTAGCTGCCCAACAATATCCATATCAACCTCTACAAAATAGCTGCTGCTGGGACTATGCGATCAAACTCGCCACGCCCTATCAACGCTTCTACTGTTTCAAACGACGGGCCAAGCAAAGTTGCAACGCCTGCTGCGGGACCGTTCCACTGCCCACTGCGATATGCCATCGAAACAATAGACAGCGGTCCATACACACCTGTCTTGTCAAACACTTCACCCAGATAAGTGCCCCATGTCATGTCATCTGTGCGGAAATAGTTTTTGTCGCTCTGGCCGAACGACGTGAAGAACGCAGCCCCTGTCTTGGCATACTCGCGCAACTCCATCCCCGCCATAGCTAACGGTAGTAGAGCTGCAGCAGACAAAGCGAGAACAGCGGATGCGGCAACAATCCGCTCTGCACCTTCGCCCTCATCCAAACGAGTCATGGTTTCCCGCCGAATGCCCCCGATGATCTTTGTGTAAAAAGCATAGAAGTAAGACTTCAGCTGCCAGACCAAAGCCCACCTAGGGTCTGAAGCCCAAACGGGACGCTCTGCTGCATTCGGGCGAAGTATTGAACTCTCGACGAACTTCTGTAATGCGAACTTGACCGCCCTACCTTCGGTAGTATTTATATCTCGACCGCCCTGTTCCCAAGCAAGAATTTGCTCTGCCGTGACGCCTAAGTCTTGCAGGTATCTGGCTGAACGCGGGTTGCCAGTTTCGTTTCTGGCGTGGCGTAACAAAAACTGCACGCCCATACCTGTAGCAAAACTCCGCGAAAAGTTTGTAAACCACTCTAGGCCTGTGTATTTGAAAAATCCGTCTGTCCAGTTACGCGATGCTTCGTCCATAAACTCGCGCTCTGTCACGCTCATCCACGCATTTGATACCGCGCCGTCTTGAACCAAGCCTATGTCCTCTGCCAGCAAGCGAGCCTCTTTCTGTGATATGCCCTGCTTTATCTGACGGAAGGCCATCTCAAAGCCACCGAACTCTTTAGAAAATATTATTGGCCCAGCCAATTCAGGCAGTGAGCCAATAGCAGCAAACGGCAGTAACAATGTGTACTGCGCAGCCAACAACCTGCTCTGCCATTTACGGCGCCCCTCTGACATTGGCTCGTACCCGTAGCCGAGATAGCTGTTGATAATGTCTTGCGCATAACTTTTATCCGGGCCTTCTAGCTGGTCTAACAGCGGCCCCAGCCTGTCTCTACCGTCGATACTTTTTGTCGACCTGTTCCACTCAACGCGCTTAACAAGCTGTTTCTTGTATGTCCTAAAAGCCTCTGTAGGCGGCACAAGAAAATCCGCCAAAGCCTGTCGATCAACGCCTGCAGTCAGTTGGCGCTGTTCCTCTCGGCCAGCCGCAGGGTCTAAATCTTCATCGACCGCCAAGTCCGAGTTCGTGACCACGTCTTGATACTTAACAATCCGAGCGACGGCTTTAGCTACAGCGTCTTTAGCGCCCAAGTCTTCGGTCTGATTACGTTGCTCTAATATCAGCTGGATAAATGCATCCGACTGGTTGGCTACCTGTTGTAGATTTAAAACGACAGGGAAGTAGTCAGCCTGGAATTGGATTTTGTCACTACTCTCGTAACCCGCCTGCATGGGTTCTATATAGTCCCTATGCATAGCTTCCAAGAAACCCCGAATCTTTCTAGCTAACTCATTCTGCAAGTCACCTGTAGGCGTACTCGTTGCGGCTTCTTCCATCGCAGCTACAACTTCGGGCGAGTTTAAGTCACCGATTTCCCTCTCAAACTTAACTTCAAACTCGCGGTTTTGAACGTCGGCTTCCTGCAGGAATCCCATACGGGAGCCTTTACCGCTGGCGCCAGCCTCAACGTAAAACATGTCTGCAATGCGGCTGCTGATAAAACGTAGGTTCTTGTTGGCAGTAAAGAATACATGCCGAAGGGGTTTTGCTGCCTCGACTGCATCTCTAGCGCCAGTCGTAATTTTTCTAGCTAAAGCTGTTGCAAATCCTTTTGCACCCGGAGTCTGCTCAACCTGAACTTGTATAGACCTGACGATGGCTTTCTTTTCAAAGGGTGGTGACCCAGCAACAGCGGCGGCATCCTGCGACATAGAAATATTATTGTTCGCATTAGACCGGATAACAGACTGAATAAAGCTATCAACGGCGACATCTACTTCGCCCCTGTACCTTCGACGCATCTCAACGCGCATAGTGTTGTAAAGCTCAATCAACTTACCAGCTATGCGCTTGAATACAGACTCTTCCATGTTTGCGGGACGTTGGCTCACATCTTTTCGAGTCTGTATGTCTACCCATTTGGCCACGTTGTCTGCGAACCATTCTTCAAATCCGTGGGGGCCTGAATACGCTTTCTCTGAGCGATCTCTGTTTTTAAAGGACTGCCACATGCGATTAAATATCGGCTTACCCACAAGCCCATCAAGCTCTTCTTGGAAAACCGCGTGGCCCAGCTCATGGGCGGCAACTAATGTGGCCTCGTAATCGTTAACAACTTTTGTATCGTCTACCAGAATGAAGTGCGCATTCTTAAAAGTTAACGAACGCCCCAGCGTGTCCTGCTTAGCTCTAAGGTCTCTGGCCTCCCTTATAAAAGCGGCGGCTACCCTAGGGTCACCAAATCGCTCTCGGATTTGCCCTTCAGTGAGTTGATTCAATTGGCTAATAGTGACAAGACCAATCGGCAGTTTTAGATTCAATCGGCTTGCGGCTCTGCGGATCGGTTGCGCGATTAGTTCGATTGGGTCGCCAAAAGGAAACGTAATCGGATTGCCATAAGCGCGTTGTTTGTTTGACGGTGTCGTCACATCGTAATACGCGTAGGGCGGATCTTCTGGCAACGTAAATTGATTGGGGCGGTCAACGCTTTCGTCGCCGATAAAGTCCGGGCGGTCTACTAACCCTTCCTCGGCGGCTTCCTGACGCTCGACTGCTTCAGCAACATCTTCTTCTACTACTACGTTTTGCTGACGCCTCGCTCTTTCCTCTAGCTGTTCTGATCTTGCTTGTTCCGCACTTGCCGCTTCCTCGCCCCGCGTTCGTGATAGGTTGCGCCCCAAAACTTGGCGCAAGGTTGTTTTGTTACCTTTCTCAACTCGCACCGGAGTGTTGAGTATTGCTTGCAAAAACGCAGGCGCTGCCGGTCTATCAGGTGCGTTATCGTTCAGCACTCGCTGCGTCGGATCATTAGCATCTACGGTTGAATTATCTAGGAACCACCGCGTAACTCTTTGCTGATACGAAGCCAGGGCGCCAAGAATTGATTGCCCCGCTGAGGATGCTGCTGTTATGTCTACATCTCTGCTTACATTACGGCGTTGGCGGTCGCGTCCTGTAGCTTTGACTAAAACCCGGTAGTCATTCGTAATCAGTTCATTGAGCGCTTCTAACAAAGCTTCTGCATCCGAAGCAGCCGTAAAATCTTGGTTGAGCCTAGTAGCAAGCAAGCGGCGACCAGCATTCGTGAGGTCCACAAGATTTACGGCACGCTGTGAGCCATCAGGAGTAACGATACTAACGCCGCTTCCTCTAGCAAATTGGCTACCTGCGGCAAGCCCAACTTCTTTCTCTAAGAACTCGCCTAATTCAAGCAACTGTTCAGGGGCGCTCTTATTGCGCGGCTGATGCCTAAACAGATCTACCTCAGATGAAAATATCTTCACCCCGTAACTGTCGTTCGCACGGCGCTCCGGTGGCTCTATCTCTACTTCTTTACCTGCCCGTCGCTGACGAACCAAACCGTTGAGCATAAACGGTGTCATACGGCTCCAGTAACTGCCGTCTGTGAAGTCAGGTGAATACACGCCGTCAAACGCTTCGGTAAAGTTCTGACGAGCTTCTTGCAAGCCGTCATACTCCCGTATAACCCCATCTTCATTTAGCGGAGCTGGTTTATAAGACGTTTCGCCAGTGAGCTGTAAGCTCTGTTCACCAACGCCAGATTCAGGATCTGCAACGGCGCCTTCCATTTCCGCTTCTAGCTCAGGAGTGCTCGCTTCCCGACGCAATTGCTCTAGCTGTGCTTCTATTCTCCGCTTTTGTGCATCTGAAGCGTTTTTATAAGAGTCTGATGCCAGCACGGCTTCAGCTATGTCCATCGCCGACGAAGCCTCCATGCTTCGCACGACAGGTTCTGCTTCCGCTGCTACTTTTTCGTCGCGTTCGCGGACGGCGTCGTCAACCGCTACAGTTCTTACAGAGCCGCCTTTAGGAGTGAGCGGTCCAGCTGCTGCTTTTGCTGCAGCCTCGCCAGCTTCGTTGGTTACTTCCTCCGAAACTACTCGACCCCTGCCATCGAGTACTTGCACTACACGATCTGAATCTACCGGCTTGGGGCTGCTGTAACCCAAAGCCGCAGCGAGCACCGTGTCCGTCGCCTGACCGTCTACCACTTCTTGAGCGATGTCGGCGAAGGGCGAAATGATAGTGCCTCGCCCCGGCACAAAAGCCACGAAAGCGTCCTTACCATTTATCTGTTTACGGGCCAATCGACCGTCAGTAGCAGCGCCGAAAGCAGGGTTTTCGCCTTCTACCCACACAACCTGTTTTTGGTTCTCGTCATCGAACATCGCGTCTATTTGCGCATTGATGTCACTGGTTGCTTCGGGGCTGGTGTACTGAAAGTTTTTGCCGCGAAACAACTCGTTGTTTATCACGTTGTCAGCGATAGCTTGCTTACCCGTCTGCATAAGCTCGCGAGTCTTAGTTTTTACGCCCTCTGGTACATTTGTAATCTCACGAACGCCACCAGCTGCCGCCGAACCTGCAGACCCAAACGCGCCTCCCCCAAAGAACGCCGCGAAAGCCGCTTCGCCCAGCCGCAACTTGGCGTCTTGTGAAGTAAAGGTATCGTCCATTTGCGCACGATTAAGAACCGCCAGCCCTTCCTGCACAGTTTCTGTACTCGCCTCAATAGCACCACCGCGCACAAAACCAGTGCCTAAATCTTTAGCCAAGCGCCCCATGACAGAATTTGCATCGCCAGCAGCTAATTTATTCGCTCTGCTGCCAATCAATTTAAGAAGCGCGACCTCTCCACCAACGCCGATAGCCGCTTGCGGTGCACCTAATGCCGCAGCCCTAAATGCAACTAGCGGATCGTTGGGGTCGCGGCCAGCTTCAATGGCTTCCGAAAGATTAGACCCAGACAAAGGAGCAAACTCTGAGGCACCTGCACCAGTGTACGCGCCGATACGCGCTCGCTTCGCCAAGTTCCAAGTTGCATCAGCAATGTCTTTTTCTTCTGGGGTCGCTATGCCCTTAGCAGTTTTCTGCAATGAGTCTTTGACAATTCGCTTAGCAGCAAGCTTGGTGCCTTCTGCCGCTAACTTTGTACCTACCCCCGCTGCTGCACCAAAACCGGCACTCAGCACAGAAGTAATCGCAAAAGGCGCCAGCTGACCTGTGCCTTTGGCAACCTGAGACATAAAACCGCTAAACGTAGGTTCGTCTATGAACTCAGAAAAAGACTCCAAGTTACCAAGCGTGTCTCCCGCTAAGCTTTCGCTGACTCGCGCCTGTTGAACTCGATCAACGACGCCTTTTTTGTCGCCAATTAAACTGTTACCGAGAGCAGCAAAGTAATTTAAATCTGACCGAAGGCCCTGAGCGCCAGCTTGTGCGCCTCTTCCAAAGGTCTCTCCCAGCCCGTAATCGCGGCTTTTGTCGAGCGCTACCTGTCTTTCAAACTTGGACGGCCCAGGCGCAGATTCATTTGCCGAAGCAAGACCGGATATAGTTTCTTCAAAACCGGCCATCAGTCATCCGAGCTTGATCTTTTAGCCGTGTTGACTCTTGCAGCCCTCACCACGATCTCCGCAAGGTTGTCGTTTATTGACCGTAAGGCACCAATACTGATGCGATTACCCGCCTCGCGCCCTGCTTGTGTGTAAACGAGGTCATCGCCTTCTACAAAGATATTGGAGAGGTCACCATTAAACTGGCCTTGTACGTCTGGGTTGAAGAACTCTAAGAAAGAATCAAGCACCCCTCTGTCTCCGTCATTAGCAACGCTTTGAACTACAAAACTGATTGCGGCATTCAACTGCGGCCTTAAAGCATCTGCGGCCCTTGTATTACCTCGCCGTAAGAAACCTTCATATTGGGTAAAGGCTGTTGGAAACAGAGTGTTCGCAACTTCATTCGCCTTCTGCATCGTAAGCTGAGCAAAAGTTGCGTTGCCCTCGGGGTCTTTGAAGATGGCATCAACAAGATCTCTGTTAGCTTGTACCGCAGCCTCCGTGCCTTCTTTCGCAAGCGCGTCAGCACGATTAGCTATATCTAAAGAAAGTCTTCCGCTAGCAGTATCAGCTTTCTGCTGTGCAACAGATGAAGCCCCTCGGTCTGCCGCTCCAGTCTCTAAAACATTTATCAGCTGATTACGAACAGCTACGCGGTTTCCGTCATTCGGCGTAGACGCAACAATCATCGCGTATGCAAACGCCTGCCGCCGTGGGTCTAGCTTGGCAATATCCTGTACGGTCTCTACTCCCTGCTCCTGAAGATCTTGAGCTGCTGCGGCGACCGTCTCTGGATCAGTAGGCACTTCGCCTTTTTCTATGGCCTCATCTATTTCGGCCACGGTTTTGTTCGCCACAACAGGCGCTACTCTTTCTTCGACAATTGTCGGCAGCACAGCTGCTCCTGGCTCTTGTACAGGAGTAGTTAAAATCCGCGATAAGAAACCCTGTTCCTCTGGCTCTTGTTCCTCTTTCAAACGATTTATCTCGGCACGCTTCTTCTGTGCAGCGCGAACATTGGCCCGACGGCTTCCAGTTTTGCGATTTTCAATAGTCGCCAGTTCGTCCTCTAACTGGGCGATTCTTGTCGAATTGTCCTTGGGTGCGGGGTCAGCTTCAGGTTCAGGGATAGGTTCATCTGGAATCTCCACAGGCGGAAGCCCCACGTCTTGCCTTATGCTATTCGTTAACTCCACTTCCTCTTGGGGAGATTGTGTGCTCGCAATCGTTGCGGCGGCTTGACGCTGGATAGCAGGGTTGCCATCTAGCCGGTCTAAAGCTTCACGTTGCGAGTTCGCAAGAATCAAATCATAACTATTAGCAAGCGAGTTTAAGTCGACCGCGCGCTGGCCGTACAAAACCCCGTCTCTGTCTTGAAAAGCAAACTTCGTGAACTTAAACAACTCGTCGCCGTCAAATTGTTTTGCCAAAGCCGAGTCTTCTGAGCTGCCATCCTCTGTCAAACTGCCACGGCTACCGTCCGCGTTGACACCGCCCACCACAAATTTTGTGCCGCCCTCTGCATCTTTGACGCTCACGATGCGATCAATCGTAAAGCCATCCGGTACTTTGCCCTTACTGCCGCGATTTGCGATATCTATCGCCGCCTGCTGGGCAACTGGATCGCCCTCTGACAAACGCTTATTAAAAGCGCTGGACAACCGTAGCCTTGGATTATTGGAATCGGTGTCAACTGTTAAAAGGCCTTGATCGCGCAAGCGAACAAAAACATTGGTGTAATCGCGTGCCCGTTCTACGGTTTCAAAATTTGATTGCTCGCGTGCAGCTTGTTCCGACGCTATGCGTCGATTTGTCTGCTGATCGAAGTAACGTTGTGATTGCTGCGCCCCTCTACGAAAGCTGTCTAAAATTGTCGCCATATCATTTACCTATACGAATGCTGCAAGAATCGCCGCAGAGGCCAACGAGCCAACCGTTTGATACGTCTGTGCTTGGGACTGCGCTTTTGCGTTTCTGTAGGCTTGTGATCGTGCGTTAGCATCTGCAGCCGCGCTGCCTAGTTGCCTCTGCGAGGCTCGATTCACGCCCTGACCTATGTCAATTAAATCTGCCAAAAGTGCTTGATTGGCTTCGCGTTGCGCAATCCGTGCATCAGAGAGCGCTTGAATTGATCCCAGAGCCGTGGAGCGTTGCAGACTGGCGCTCTGTTGCTGTTGTTGAGCAGGCGTAAGTTGACCACCGTAACGACTGAGATTTCGTTGCGCTACTTGACCTGCAATCTGACCGGCCTGCGTAGAGTCTTCTCTGGCTGCATCAATCAACGAGGTGTCATTCTGCGCTCGCTCAATAGCGTCCAGTTCAAACTGCTCAAAGTCGCGGACATAGTCGTTAAACTCACCGCGAGTGATCTCTGCAAAAGTTTGCTCTGGGTCAGAAACTCCCGGCAGACGAGAAACCTCGTCGTCGTCTTGCATGAAAGGGTTGTTTCGTTGGCTATAGAAACCTAACTGGCTTTCCATCTTTAACCCCCGCGCTGCATTTTGATCTCATCCAAGAAGCGAGCGCCAAAGCCATCCCCACCATCTTTCTTTTGAGAATAAACATCGAATGCCGCTCCAGCTGTCTGCGCAATCGCGTTGTTACGTGCGTCTCGCACCTGCTGATTAGCTCTTGCTCGATTAAGAGCTTCGCTAGTTGCTAAACGAGACGCTTGAGACATACCTGACTGGGCATCAGCAGCTTGGCCACGAGCGATACCAAGTACATTGGTGGTGGCCTTATTTTGAATTTGTTTGGCTGATGCGTCCGCTACACCAAGTTGACCGCCAAGCGCCTGTGATAGATCCCCAGCGCCCGTAACATTTTGTGTTCTGGCAAAAGATGGCTGCGCCGTTAACGCCTGCATGGTGTCCGCATTAGCACGGCCACGCAGCGCACGGCGGTTGTCGTCGGACTGCGACTGGTCTCTCATGTCCCTTAGCAACGGGTCATAGTTTTTCTTAAAGAACTCATAATTAGCCTTAGCAACACTTGCTGATGCCTTCTCTGCATCTGAAGCCTTAAAGTCTTGTTTCTTGGGCTTACTTCCCATTGCTACACCTCAAGTCGATAAACAACGGTGTCCAACCGCCACCCAGCGTCTAGTAACACCTGCTCCATACCCGAATGGGGCGTTCTAACTTCTAACGCCTCCATCCCGTGTTCAGCCGCAACCCGCTTGAAAAACGGAAAGTGCTTTAACACTGTTTTCTTACCCCGCTCTTCCGACCAAGCCAGCCAGCAAAGGAGGGTCTTCTTGGATGTGAATCCATCCACTTCAATAGTTGTGACAACAAATCCTTCAGGCGCCGTCCAATAAACAGCGTTTCCTGAAACCACTTCTGCGTATACGTCTTCAGCTCTAAAAGATAGCTGCGGCTGATCCTGTAAAATCCACTCAATACAAGGACGCACGCGATCCCAGTCTTGACGAATGTCACCAACAACTGGTTCATCCTCTTGAATACTTATTTCGTGTGAGCCTATAGATGCCTCCTGCACCGCCATATCTAACCTTCCTAGCTACTCTTGCTTCTTTCTGTAAGGCCCTGGCCTCGGCTGCTGCTAAACCCTCAAGAAACAGGGAGCCATAAACCTGAGCACCGGGATAATCTGTCCACTCGCGATTTGGTATTCGCAAAAGGCGATACAACGCGCCGTTGACGATGGTGTCGCGGTAGTCGTTCATTACGTCGTCATTACATGAGTTCGACGTATGAGTAGGCTTCAGGATCGCCCTAAGAATGACGCTGCCTGCTTTGGTTTCATTTGGAACTGGTACCAGATAAAACAAAGATGGCGACTGCTTCACAAAGAACTCTGGCGTCCCCGCGTTGTTTGGCTCTCGCCACTTTGGCTTACGCTGCTCTATCAAAGCAGTAGTAGCTGGCTCTAGATCCTCGCCATCAAAAGTAACCCACAGAATCTCGTGAACGACCGTGCCAGAGGGTGGCTCAAGGTCGTACTCAAAAAGATTGGCTACGGTGGTGATGGGGTCTAACTCAGCTTGATAGACCTTTGCCTTCTCACACATCTCTATAACAGCCGCACGAATACTCTGCTCTATCAGCGTATCCGGGCAGCTTGGTGCCATAGGTATTATCTCTGGTAACAGCGACTCATAAGCGGCCATTTACTACCCCTGCATCTGCGACGGCAGTGTTACGTTCTGCTGGCCTAAATTAGTATTAGGGGAAGTAATCACGTCGATCTGGGCCTTGCCGGTAACCGAGTTAATAAACAGGTTGTAATGGGTGCTGGCTCTTTGGGTGTTACCCGCGTATTCCGCGTCTTTGGTGTAAGCCCTAAACAACACATAGTCAGTAACCGCGTTCGCAAAAATGTCTGGTATCGACAAGTTACCGTTCTGATTAACCGTTGCAGGATTAGCTGAATAAACAATCTCTGCGTAAGCACTACCTGACACGCCGGGGTAAACGTAGAAGTTACGAGGGTTAGACTCATCGTATATGTAATGTTTTACGATGTTCGTATGAGCAGCATCACCAGTGACCGTGGGGTCATGCCAATCAGGTGTCTGCGAATCTAGTATCTCTCGCGAGACCAACCGAATAGATCGCTTACCAGTGCCACCGGATGACGCAGACATATTTCGCACTACGCGTAGAAGTCGATTGCCGTCGGCAGGAATAGACTGCTTGGTGCCAGTAGAAAGCGTCACGGTGGTGTTAGAAGCACTTGCATCAGGCTTCAGTAATGCAATCTCGCGCTGTGCATCATTTACAAACAGAACAAGCTCACTCGTCACAGGCCAGCGAATGCCGGTAGTGTCTTGCAAGATGGCTTGCACTCGATCAATAACACTTTGAACTGTAACAGTCATAACCTACCTCTAGGTGTTTAATGCCTCTTGCCAAGCAGCTTCGCGCTCTGTGGTGCTTACTGTTCGACCAGCGGCTTTGTTTACGACGGAAGCTTTAGGCTTCCCGTCAGACTTAAAATCGTCAGGATTACCATCATTGATAATCTGCTCCATAACCCCGACTAGCTCTTCGGATGGTTCTGCAGGTGGAATGTCCTCTGCAGGGACCTCTTCCTCTTCACTTGTATCTTCTGCTTCACCAAACCAATTAGCCCGTTCTTCTACCGGCTCTGGCTGGGGGTCATTGGCTTCTTTCGCGCCCATTTGCAACGCTATAAGCCCAATCGTCTCTGAAACCTCTCGCGGTTCATTTGGCATAAACAACACTGCAGTCCCCGACAACGTCGTTACACGCAATTCCTTGTCTGATACAACCTTCATGGTCTAGTCCTCTACTTCATCTTTGTGGTGTAACGCTTACCGTTCCATGTAAACGTCTTCTTGCCTGCTTTTCTGGCTATCGTCGTTCTAATAAAGCTTCGACCGGCGCTTAGGGGCCTTCTTTTTCATTGGCATCTTTTTAGCCATTGGCTTTTTCTTTGGTCGCTTCCCGTACATATCTTTCCTCCAAAAAAGACCCCCTCCGAAGAGGGGGCCAAAAGTCGCTCTACTGAGCAGTGTCTAAACAGATAACGCCAAAGTCTTGGACGCTACCGCTGTAGTCACTGTTGTACTTCGGCTTACGAAGGCCAAAGATCTTGCCAATAGAGATACCGGCTTGGTTTGAGTAGTCGAAGGTATCTTCAACAATCTCAGGGTTGCCGATGTCGGCCATAGCCAAGGCTTGAGCACCGCAGAACAGTGCGCGTGCACCTTCTACGTCTGCATTAGCACCCCACTTGTAGCCAGCGTCGCCAGCATTAGAAGAGCTACCCGCAGTGGCGCCTTCGTTGCTGAAGACGTGACGGAACTCGTGAATCATCACGCCGTCTACCATCAAGCTGCTTGTGCCAGCAAACAAACCATTCTGCGGACCGCGCACACCTGCGTTACGCACGTTCGCCAAGAAGTCACTATCAAGCTTCAAGTCAGCCATTTGCTTAGGCGTTACGAACATGTGGAACACTTCGTCGTTACCTGCACCGCGCAGACCACGGATGTAGTTATCCTTGGCAAACGCCTTTAGGTTTACGATGTCGCGGTAAGAGATGATGTCGGTTGATGCAACCGCAGTGGTATCACCAGCCGCCAACGTAGAAGTACCGCCCGATACATCGACTCGTAAGTGACGAGCAGAAGTAGGCGCAGATACGTCTGACGCGAACTCAAGATCAACCAATTCCAACCCAGTGGTACTGGACGTAGTACGCAAAGCGCCATTCGTCTTGTTGGTATAAGCGATTCCAGACAGCGTCAAGAACGCAAGCTGGTCCATACGATCCGCCATTGCATAAGCAAGTGCGTCACGAGACTGCTCACGGAAGTTAACTACTGACTTCTGGTCGGCCAATCGACCGGCGATGCGGTTTGCAAAGCGCAGCTGATCCAGCTCAATGGTGATGTCGTAGGCGCGTAGCGCTTCTTCATTACCTTCCAGAGTGTTATCACCCGTCACACCGTCACCAGTCATATCTGCTAACAGAGTAATAACTGCCTTGGTGCCTTTTTCGCTCTTGGTCAACTCAGTGATGCGTTGAACCATAGCGTTCTGTCCAGCCCCTGCGAACTGGTTAATGAAAGACATGTTGCGAGCAACCTGCCAAAAGTCGCGACTCCAAGCGGTAAGTTGGTTTGAAGTCAGCGACGCAAAGTTAGTAAGAGCCATGATGGCCTCCCATGCGTATATATTTATGTTGGGCACAAGCCCGTTCATAGCCGACTTTTGGAGCGGCTAATCCGTTTCCTCGTGTCGTGAGGCGACGAACTAGCGCTTATTTACGAGGCGCGACCTCGGAAGGTTTAACGCCTTTACAGGCGATATACGGTTTTAACGTGTACGGCACGAGTCACTGTCGTGTGACTGGACGATGGGCGGAGAATAGTACCTATGCTACTATTCTGCAACGGATTTTTTTCTACCACTTAACGCGATGCGACCAGTATCGAGCGCTGAGTTTCGACGGATTAGAGTCTTGCGCATTGTGCCTGGCGTAATAACTCCGCTTACGTGCTTTATCTTTCGCAGACTTGGGATTTTTACCCGCGCCACGAACGCCCTGCTGACCAAACCTAATAGTTTTAATTTTGTCTCCGTCTTTAGCCACGACGACATGTGACTTTGTCGGGTGTTTAGGGGTGCGCTTAGGCTTGTTGTACCCCGACACCCCCGCTCTCGCTAACCTCGGGTCTTTTTTACTCATCCACCACCTCTTTTTTTGTTTCCAACGTTCCCCCTCATAAACTCATCAACCTTCTGCTTGCGCAGCGTGGGCAAAGGGTTAGCGCCCACAAATGACACATGGCGTCTAAAGGTCTTTTCTTCTTGCACTTCGAGCAGGTGAGCATAGGTCTGTCCATAACTAGACCTTTATGTTCACAATTTCTGTCTCTTCCCCCTTCAAGTGCTTCACCGAGACAGTCCCATCTGCATAGCTGTAGTACAGGTCTTCAAAAACCGTGACCTTGTACTGCTCCCATCGAAGCGAGTACGAGTGCATAACTTGGGTAACACGGCGCGTGTCCTGTACCTTGTTGAGCTTGCTAGCGATATCTTCGTAATGCCGTACCGCAGCCGCACTCGTATTAGGGGGTGGGTCAACATTTGCGGAATTCACTACTCGTCATCTTTGATGTCCCTAAAAAGGATCTTCGTACCCGCGTCACTAGTCGGTATCTCCCTGACACGGCAATAAGTCTCAAAGAAGCGGTTGCGGCCCCCAGCAACTAGCGTCACTGATTGGTTATTCAAACTGTCTGAAAATCGAAGACAGGACGTAAGCTCTTGGAAATAGAACTCCTCGCCCGTAGGCCTGCCTCCCACCACAACGATCAAGACAAAAATCATCATCGTCATATGCGTTTCTTCTTCTTAACAGCTTGCGTTCTAACCGACCGGGGCTTGACCAAATCCCACGTCAACATCTCTACATCCACCTGCAGCGCCGTACCTAAGACGCGAGGCAAGGTGTTCTGGATGTAAACCTGAGCACCGTACCCGCACTGCCTGTGGTTGAAGCGCAGCCAGTCCTTGGCTATCGCGTGTCTTTTCGACGGGGGGTTGACCAACTCCAGCATCCGCCATTCTCTGAGGTCGCAGAACAGCTTCGGATTAGCTGGGTCGTACCCTATTTCGCCAAGAGAGCTTGAACTAAAGCTTGTATCTGTTCGTTGGTCTTCTCCTGAATCTTCTCCTGACGAGCCAACGAGTTGACGATTGCTTCGACCTTCTGCTCCGTCACTGCCTGTGCTTGCCCGTTGGCCTGAGCCTTTGCCGCAGCTTGCTCTGCTATCTGGGCGATTCTCGCGCGCTCTTCGCTTGCATGAGCGGTATTCGCTTGTAGAACTCCCCAGCTAACTGCGACGGTTACCCCGCCAATCAACAGCGGCAATGCCCATGTCGGGACTTTGATGCTGGTTTCGGACATGTTATTTCCTTACAAGATGTCACCCCGTAGCCGTTTCAGTGTGGCCGGGGGTAGTGCGTTAAACTCCTCTTCAGACATCGTCGAGATGTCTAAAGCCTTTTCGCCTCGATTAGCAGAGCTTTCTCCGGGCAGTTCTGGGGGCTGGGCCTCCGCTGCCTTAAGCTTCTTACTCACCTCAGCGCGTTTTTTTGCCACCTCATCCTGTTGTGGTACTGGAGCCTTCTGTCCAGTCAAAGTAGGGCCATCGTCGGCTACGGTTTCGACTAAATCGTAGTTTTTAACTACAAAGTTAGCCGCTTTACTGAGCGCTTCGACCGCGCCAACACCCTGAGTAATGAATGCATCACGAAGATCGATCACTTCTTGGGTGTATTCGGCGTTGTAAACGTCAGAATTCTGGTCAAATACAGGGAAATTAGCCTCAAGCTCGTTCGCTGCAGCCTGCAAGGCGGTTGCTTGCTGACTTTGGTTCACTGTTTGCGTCATTTCTTGGCGCATTTCGTAAGCAATCTGCTCACGTTCTGCTCTGCGCATGTCTTGACGCAGTGCTGCGGCCTTTTCTGCCTCGCCATCAAGCACTAAAGCCTGATATTCCACTTCTTTTGCAGCAAAGTCGTACTCTTCAGGGGCGTTTTCAGCGATTTCTTGCGCTGCTTTAAGGTCATCGAGCTGCTTCTGCAGTGCTTTTTGCTTCGCAAGCACCTCATCAAGCCTAGATTTCGGCACCATCGGCTTTTTCGGCGCCTCTTCTACGGGTTCAGGTGCTGTTTCTTCTACTTCAGCCGTAGTTTCTTCGTCCTCAACAGGCTCGACCGGCTCTTCCTCTTCTACAGGCGCCTCTTCTTCTGCCTCTTCTACTTCTGGCTCTTCAACAACGTCCTCTTCTACCTCTTCAGCGGGTTCTGCCTCCTCTTCAAGCTCCTCACCTAAGCCAAAGTTAAGGTCTAAAGTCTCTTGCACTGGCTCAGCAGCATCTGCCCCCGGCATTACTTCCGTTTGTACGTCTTGTGTTTCTTCCGACATGAAAATTCCTATTAAGTTGTGGGGTTTCTTGCGCCTGTTTGCATCGCTGTAGCAGCGATTCGGGCAGCAGCTTGGGTTTGTTGCTGATTAGTTCTGACCTGATTGGTCAAATCCGCCAGCTCTCGACGAAGCGCAAGTTCTTGCATCTTCATTTCGATCTTGCCTTGCAGTTCTGCAATCTGAATGTCCGGTCCAGCAGCCGTGCTCTGAGCTTTCGCAACATTTACCGCTGCCTCTGAGTTGATCCGCTGCACTTCGGCCTGCATCTTTTCTAGTTCCAACTGAGCCTCCGCAATCTGCATCTGCTGCACCATCGCAGCCGCTTCCGCTTGTTCCGGTGTCTGCTCAACACCCGTCAACATCCTGATGCGCTTAGCCAACTCACCCTTCTTAGCGAGATGTGAGTACTCAATGATCGCGTCGTCAGGAATCGCAACACCGACCTGGCGCAAGTTAAGCGCCTCTGCAAACTGCACCTCATCAAAGGAGTCACGCGCAGGGGCCGTAGACACAACAACGTCGTACTCTCCCAACGCTAGATCGTTGATGATCCGCCCCTCTGGCGTCATCTGGTTGATCACCATCGCTTCGCGCGGTTTCATGGGGTCTGACTCATTAGTCACTTGAATAACGCGCTCTTCGGTATAGAACGTCTGAATCAGATTTAGGATTCTTTCTGCTAGGTAGTGACGGGTTTTGCGCAAATTGTCCAAAGGCACCTGAATCATGATCGCGCCACGGTTCTGCTTGGCTTGTATCGCGATGCCCGACACTTCAGCGCCGTCAGTACCCAACATAGATTCGTTGATGCCACTGATCGCCTGAATGTTTGCCGCAGCCTTCTGCGCAATACGATCTAAACCCGTCGGTATGGTGTTAGGGCTAATCTTCTGCGGTGGTGTCGTCCCCCGCTGGTACTCAAGAACTAATCCCGTCTCGGCACCGTGCTCCTCTAAATCGTCAGAGGTCATACCCACCAACGATCCCGACTCAACCATCCAGCCACTGTTAGCGGTGGTGTTTACAATATGAAGCTCTTGGCTACTGATCTTGTTTAACTGCTCTTGCGGCGACAGCAGGTTTCGGACCATTCCAAACGGTCGGCCACGGCGGAAATACGCAAAGTAAGGGACTATCGTGAAGTCGTTATACGGCGACCAGTCATCGTGTAAGACCACCCTGTCACAAGTAACCGTCCACCTGACCTTCTTCTGCATCTTGCTTATGACCGATAAGCCGTACTCTTTTGCAAACTTCTTAATCTTTCGGTCGTTCCAAGCTTCTGGCGCCGGTCGTGCGTCACCCGTCTCTGGGTCAACAAAGCACTGGATACGTGTGACCTTACGGTGCTGCCGCTCAATCACCCGCAACGAACGGATGTTCTTGTACTCCTCCGAGTCGTAGGCCGAACCTAGATAGTCGTCCGTAGACTCTGTGTCACCGTAACGAGTCTCTTCATACTCAATCGAGTCGCGACCGAACGAGTTACCGTTCTCCGCAATAAATCGCAGGTCATCAGCATACTTCTGGCCATACATCTCCTCGATCTCATCAAGGGTCATCCACTTTGTTTCAAAGATCTCGTTCCAAGCTTTCGGGTCGTACTCCTTAGCATCAGGATCAATAAGTATGTCCAAAGGGTCTTTAGCCGTGATACGAATCTCACCCTCAACGTGGTCACTGAAGTCCATGCGCACATCAAAGTAACCGCGACCGTCCATGATCAAACCGTCACTGAACACCTGCTGCTCAACCCAATCCAGCTTGTTGTTGTCCGCAATCTGCATGTACAACTTGTTCAAAGTCTGCGCGACTTCCGCATCACCGCCGCGCCTAGGCTTAAACTGTATGTCCGCGCGACGTGTAGACTGCTCCCCAAGCACCGTGTTTATCGTCGGCAAAATAGTGTTAACCGTCAGAGCTGGGCGCCCTTCGGCATCCAACATGGCCACATCATCCAGCTCCCACTGGTCACCCTGATAATAGGCGTCACACTTTTTCGCCATCTGAATGTATTCAAGGTGACCGTTGTCACGAGCGCGTTCATAGCGGTCGTACTGGTTACTCGCTATCTGAGACTCTTCCTCTGGAGAAATCGCCCTCTTTTTCTTATCGTGGTAAGACATATTTACGCGCTCATCGCTGATTTGTTTCTAGGCGTCGCTGTGAGGTAATCAAGACGGTCGCGCCACGAAGGCTCTCTAACCACAGGGGCTTGGTAACTTGCGAACTCCGTCATCATCAAACCAAGCCATGCCAACGCATCTACTTGGTCATCGTGCACACCGCCGGGGAACCGCAATAACTCAGCGACCAATGGGCCGGTGAACACTGCATCTTTGGGGAGATAGACCATGCCCTGCTGCATACGACCTTGGATCGCGCGAGCGCGCGCCTCCTTATCTCGTCGCCCAGTCTTAAGGTCTTTGATATACGCTTCGTAGAGACCACGCTCACGAATACGCTTTTCTAAGAACGGCCCTAGGGCCATCTCAATGTGGCCCTTCTCGATACCAATCATCGAAGGACGCCACTCTTCATATAAATCTAATATGCGCTCGACGATCTCAAAGCCGTCAAAACGACCACGCACTACGTCAACTACGAACAACTCGTCGTACTCGTTGACACCAATAACCATGCCTACCGAATAATCGTTACGGTCGTTCTTACCGATGGCCAAGTCCCACGCGCAGTAGTAACGCATCGCATCTAGGTCTACGTCTTCTGGCTCGTAGTACTGAATCATGTCGCGAGTAAAATACTCACCGTCATCAGCCACAGGGTTCTGCTGATATAACGCCGACCAATCTCTAGGGCCAACCGCCTTTCGTATACGGTCTAGGGACACTACGTTGTAACGCTCTGGGTGTAAGGCCTCACCCGTGATGCGGAACGCTTCGTCTTCCTCAGCTATCGCGGGGTACCGTACAACCTCCCAGTCATCCCCACCTTCTGTCGAAGCCTTTAATAAACGGCCTGCGAGATCATCGTCATGCCAGCGAGTAAGAATAACGAGAACACCACCGCCAGGAGCCAAGCGGGTATACGCCGTCGATGTGTACCAGTCCCAGTTTGCGTCTCTGTTGTTTTGACTTTCGGCGTCTTCACGGTTCTTTACAGGATCGTCAATAACAAGGACATGAGCACCCTTACCAGTGATACCACCGCCCACACCAGCAGCAACAAAACCGCCACCTGAAGTAGTAAGCCAAGCCTCCGCTGATTGCGACTCAGGATCGAGCCTAGTCTCAAATGCAGTCTTATAAGTAGGCTCCCTAAGTAGTCCGCGTACCTTTCGACTAAAACCCATCGCCAATGACCCCGAATACGAGCACGAGATGAACTCATGGTTTGGGTTACGGCCAAGGTGCCAAGCTGGAAACGCAATCGAAGCCAGAGTGCTCTTTCCATGACGCGGGGGTAAGAACAACATAAGTCGTGGTGACTCTTTAGCCACCACCTTCTTAGAAAAGTCTTCAAGCCTTCTGCATACATCCTTGTGCACCCACCCTGCCTGATAATCCGCGTTGAACCGCTCAACAAACGGTAACAACCTCTTCCGAGTTAGGAACCTCATCGCTAGCTCAGCGCGCGCCCGTTCCTCAACTGTTTGGCGCTGTTCTTCCTCCGCAAGCTCCGCAGGAGACGGCGGCGGTATTGACTCTGCTTCATCGGCCTTGCAGTACACGCAAAAACCGTCGCGACCTGAGTACAAAGTCTCAGGGTGAAGGTTCTTGCACCTCTTGCACTGCTGCAGTGGTACGTCAGTCATCCGACATAGGCTCTAAATAGGAAGCGTCCTTGCCTGCTATTTTGAGAAGCTCCTCGTCGGACATCCTTTCCAACTGTTTAGGTGTAGCGTCTATGTTGATGTTTACCTGCGTAGCGTTCTCTGGCGCGGTCAACCCGTGCAGCTTCACAAGGCTATCGACTGTGTTCTTCATCTCCGTTGCTGTGGCAGACGCCTGATAAGCATCCATGTACATAACGTGAGCGTTAGCACGAGTGAACTTAACGTCTTCGCGCATCTGCTCCCGAAAGTACTCTAGTGCATGCGCTACTTTTGGCCGCTTGATTGCGTCGTACACAGTGGCAGCGCTTGCGTAACCGGCGCCACGGCCAGCCGCCGCTATACTCATGCCACTCAGCACAAGCATCACCAGTTTTTCTTGCTGAACAGTCAGGTCGCCAAGGCTCAAGCCCATATAAGGCATGTGCGACTGAAACCCAACTACGTCAGTGGACTCTTCTCCAACGGTCGGTTCTGCAGATTTCTGCACGTACTTCCTCGTCTAGGTAAACGAAAATAGGCGCAAGGTGTAACATCCCCGCGTCTTCAAGCTCTTCAACGTAACGAGACAGATCTGCAACTTTTTCCGCTGCATAGCCGTCATAAACCAGTACCTCTTCCCCGCCGCCGCGAGAGCCAGTGCCCAAAATCGCGAATTCAAGGCCCTCTATCGACAACATTTTGATATAGGTCATCGCGCAATAGTACTGTTGCTACTATTTAGAAACAAGGGACTAAGTGCCCAGGAAAATTTTTAGAAAAATTTTTTTGGAATTAAGGTTCTAAATCGCTGAGGCACTATCTCCCCCATCGCCATTTCCCCGCCCCCTGTCCCCGGTTTCGCATTATGGAACCTTGTTTGCTATTTGACCCTTGGAACCTTGTCCGTAGTTACCCCCTCGTCGCAGGCTCCTCGGTAGTCGGATAGATCTTTGTCTTTACATAGGAGATAGACATGATTCGATCCATAGCACTTATCTTTGTTGGTTTCTTGATCAACGCTCTACTTATCGGCGGACTTGAGTGGGCAGGCTACGAGCCATACTTCTCAGTCAACTCGCTAATCGCAGGCATCGCCATCGGCTTACTCACATGCGCTGGCATCACCATTTCTTATTCAATCCAAGAGGACCTTCACAATGATCAGTAAACTAAAGACCCAAGCAATGGCACTAAAGACCAAGTACGTAACCGAAGACAACATAGCCAAGGCTAAAGAACTAGGCACCAAAGCTGTGCAATACGCCAAGGACAACCCGTCCGACATCATGGTCGGCATCATTACCCTAATGGTGATGGACATGGACGACTCAATCGATGCTATCGAAGAGTCAACTGGTGTATCGGCCTTCGTCGACGCAGACGAATACATAAACTACCGAGCTTAGCTCAGGGGCTACGGCCCTTTGCCCACCGTAAATTGACGTGCGCCACCAGCGCGTGCCAGTGTGTGCCAGTGTGTGCCACTTCAGAGCCATGTGTGCCAACTGTGTGCCACGTAAATCTCAAAATCTGACACACACTTAAGTCATTGATTCCTATACATTTACTCTCAATTTCCCCACATGTGTGCCATGTGTGCCACCTTTTTCCGACTTTGTTTTCTACAAAGACGTATCTCAGAAAAACAACATACTAAAATGCAAATTAAATTTGAAAACCCCCTAAAATCTGGCACACATTTACTAAGTTCAATCTAATCAATAACTTACAGCTCAAAATCTGGCACACATTACCCCCAAAATCTGGCACACATTGCCAAAAACCTGACACACAAGCCCAAAATCTGGCACACATTGCGGCTCGCAGGCTCGCCTCAGTCGGTTTCGTTGATGTTTTCACTACAAAAACGGAGCTTTCCATGACCATTTCCATCACTTCATGCCGACTCGGTAGACAAAGGACCAAGGACCGTAGTTTATGGGCCTTAGCTACAGACGGAGCTGTCTATCGCCTAAATAAAAGGCTGACTACACCCGAAGCATTGTTCGCAGCTGCAGCTCTTGAGATGCGAGGGTACATAGACACTAGAGGCTGGACCTTAGTTCGTAGTCCTAATGTGCCCGAACAACTAACCTTTGACCTGACGGAGGCTGCGTAATGGAACTTGTATATACACATCGAATTGAGTGCGTCGAAGAAGAGCTAACAAAAACCACCATCGAGGACATCGAATGGTGCTGGTCGTTCCTCGTACCACAAGCAATGACGCAGTGGCAACTCGACCGTAGAGCCGAAGCTCGTGGCACTAAAGCTCAGACCGTCCACCCTCAAACTGTCGCTGCTCTCTATTGGTACATGTTTCGCGAAGAGCAATTTTACCAGCACATGCAAAACGAAATGCGCAACAAAATGTAAGGCCTAAATATGAAACAGTTCTTCATATTCCTGATCGCTGTAGTACTGACCTTGTTAATGCTGCCCATTGCAATTGGCCTGATACAAGCGACGTTCTATCTCGCGATCTTTATTTTCTTAATTGGCAGCTTTGTCCTGTGGATAAAGTGCCGCAAACCTTAGACCAAGGAGACTGACCTATGACCATAGACTACGTATACCAGCCACTAGATTTGCACCAAGAGCATTGGCCGCTTGTCACAGAGTACACCCCACTGGAGTTACATGACGACGATCTGTCCATATCTTGTTTGCTTTCTGATATTAGCAATGGTACTAATACCGACAGTACTATTTGCGATGAGCAAGCTGCCCTCTAGATCGGGCAGCAGTCGGTTAACTCTTTGAGCATGACGCTCTCAACATTCACAGGTAGTACAGGAGGTACTAATGACCACAGACAATCACACCTTTATCCCTTCAGCCATCGACGCCTTGTGCGACCGCAAGGGTAAGAAAGCAGAAGTCGCCCGACACATTGACAACTTTGCCGGCAACCTTGACGACAAGTTGTTCCAAGCCTTCGCCGAATCCCTTGACGAAGACAGCAGCTACATCCCTATCCAGATCCTGAGCTTCGTTCAGGACTTGATGGACAAGGTCTGCTGGAACGCACGTAAGTTGCACAACAGCATCAACCTGCCCGACGAGGTATATGGCTGCGATCCGACCGAGTACACCCGCGAGTTGGTGGGTGTGTCTTGTGAGCTTGAGCATGTACGAGACGTTGTCGACGCTGACTTCAACCAGCTGTACGTGGTGGTTGCCAACATGCTGCAGTGCGTCGAGGGCTTGGACTTCGACTTGTATTACTTCAACCCGTCCGAGCTTATCGACGACGAGTGGGTAAACGAGCGCAAGTGTACGAGCTATGCCGATGCTGAGGTGGAGATGGACGAGATTGCAGAGAAGCTATCGCGCCCTGATCCCAAGGCAGCACTCAAAGCTATGCGTGAACGCGCAGCAGCGTAACTAACCAAAGGGGATGGCTTCGGTCATCCCCTTTTTTGTTTCCCCGCCGGGAACGCGATGTGCCAGGAGGACAAATGATCACAGTTCAACAGCTAGTTTGGAGCAGAGACAAGGCCCTAGACGAGATACAAGACGTATTCGACATCGACTACGACGGCAGCGCTTACACCACCACTGAGGATGCAGCTAAAGGTTTCCACGTCGCACTAGTTAAAGCAGTACGCGAGTGCCCTGAGTTCCGTCACTACAACACAGACATCGAGATTTCTTTGATGTCACCAGAGCAAACAAAGCAGGTAACAGGAAGCGACGCGTGGTGCGTGATGTTTGAAGCAGGCCCACATGAGTGGGCTATCGGTACATCTATGGAGGTTCGTGGGCCTTGGGGTCACACCGAGCCGTATTACTCATTCGATCTACATTTTTATGGAGCGTGACCATGTTTACCACGGACCCAATACCTCCCAGAGGTTTGCCCTTACGCGAGAAGAGATACGCAGAGATAGCTGAGACCTTGGAACTACACGAAGGCGTAAAGACAGAGAACGTGAAGACCACTGTAGGTGTTAAGCGTGCACTGGAGCGCTTAGACCGTAGAGGTAGCCAAAGAAAAATAGACGGCGTGCTTTGGGTCTGGAGAACCGTATGAGCATCGAAGCTGTTAACAGAATTTTGTATCGGAAAGACCTGAGTGATTGGGCGAGAAGGTATTGGACGAAAGTGCTGACCCAAATACTTCTCCTCAATCAAACAGAGGACGACTTAGTCAGTCGTTCTGCAGGTTTGCCCCACCTGTGGTCACCAACGGGGCACTCACTCACACAAAAACTTTCAGGAGAAACCAGTCATGGGTGTAACCCAAATTAAAAGACACAGTCAGGAGTTGGCCCCAGTGCCACCACGAGTATCAGGTCGGGCGCACCAGCTCTATCAGATCATGGATGCATTAGGCGGCGAAGCGACTCTGGCTCAGGTACACAGGATGATCCCAGCGGTTGACATGAAGCAGCCGAAGAACCGTGTCGAGCTGCGTGCGTGGGTCAGCTCAAGTTGCTTGAGCAAAGGGTACTGGACTCGCATTGGCGACGACAAGTATCGCATCTCCACGCTTGCCGAATACAAAAAGATCAAAGTTCACAACACCAAAAAGGCAGATGCCTATCGCTTGCGTCGTACATCCAGTGTGGCAGACGCACAGTCGGAACTGACAGAGAACCTGCGCGCAGCTGTAAGTGAGTACAAGACCCTTGAGCCTTTGACTGCGTTGAAACAGAAGCGATCAGATTTTGTGCACCAGTACCTTGGCTCTCTTATCGGTACGTCAATGGCACTGGTCATCTTCTACGCAGTCATGCGTCTGACTTAGAAATTACTGGAGCTTAGTCCGTGGCACTAAGTTCCTGACTCCCTTAATCGCCACGTAGATACAGGAGGTATCACCATGTCCGAGTTATTCGTGAAAGTCATCCGAGTTCCTGGCGCCGTAACCGAGGTTGCCCTGAACGAAGGTGCAACGGTTGCTGACGCGCTGGCAGCAGCATCCATCGAGCCAAACGGCAGCGAAGCTATCGCTGTTAGTGGTTCGCCTCAGTCGCGTGACTATGCGCTGACTGATGGAGACCGCGTTGTGGTCTCACAAGGTGCTAAGGGTAACTAATCAGTTGCCCTGACCCACAAATTAGGGGGCATCTTGGGTCGGGTGAGCGGAGACATCCGACCTTTATCTCCCCTTGTGATATTCAGTTGGTCACAAGGTCAAAAAGAATGGGTCAGATGACGTGCTGTCCCCCTTGGTTAGAGCAGCCAATCTGGTCGATCTCCGCTTTGCCCCCACCAATCAGACCGGGGCGCAATACCCAGCCCTTGCAACACGCCCCACCCGTGTGGTCGAAGGTGGGACTAATAAGACCGAGGCCAATACCTTTTTGCTTAAGTCTTGCAGGTAGAGGTCAGCTAAGCACGTTCCCGTCCGTGTGGTCGAAGGCGGGTTATTCAAAAACGGAGAACAACTATGCCAGGCAAATACATCACACAAAAAACCCACAAAACCATGCGTATTACCGCCACATCAGAATCAGATTACGAGATGTACATAAATGTCCCTATCGACGCAGATGAAGATGACCTCGATAGATTTGTCAGGAGCGGCAACGTCGATGCAGGTCAAATGAAAGAAGACGGTTATGGGTCTTGGAACTGGGACTACCCCACAGAGGCAGACTTCGATTCCGCCGCTGAAGACTACTCAGACGACTTCTCAGCATCAGTAGAGGACTAACTATGTTATCGACCATCAGACACGATTCGATCTTCCGTGCTTACGACTACAAGGACTTCCCAATCCACATCGTAGGTGCCGGTGCTACAGGCTCCCGTGTGTTCATGTCACTCATCGAGTTGGGTCTTACCAACATCAGTGTGTATGACTACGACATCGTTGAGCCACACAACCTAGCTAACCAAGCGTACCTGCACGAGCACATTGGCTTGCACAAGGTGAACGCTCTCAAAGACCTGACACAAAAGAAGCTAGGCATGCCTGCTGATCTAATCAAAGACATGCGCTTCATCAACGAGCGGGTTGACCAACGTCAGTTCAACGGCTTCTTGTTCCTGCTAACTGACAGCATGGCGTCAAGACGACAGATTGTTGAGGCGCAAAGCACAGGCGCTGACAGCCTGTTGCTACATATCTTTGAGACACGCATGGCCTCTACCCACGGCAACGTCTTTCACTTTTCACCACTCAATACTGCACAACGCGCTGCGTGGTTCGACACGCTTATCGATGATGACAAAGCAGAGCAATCGCCCTGTGGCACAAGTATCTCCGTCGGTGCCACTGCGTCCTTGATTGCCAACCTTGTTGTCTGGGAGTTCATGAACTTCCTACTCGATGACGGGTGTTCGACCCCGCAGCTCGATGTCTTTTTCAAACCCATGATGTTCACAACAAGGGACAAGATATGAAAACACAAACATACAAAACGCCCAGCTGCTCGTTCACGAGCACCTCGCGTACAAAATCTACAACTCAGTTGTATGACTGGGACTTCCCTGACGCACCCAGCGTCTTCTATACGGAAGACGTTTACGCCGCCATCCGATACCTCGTGGATACCATCTCTACAGAGGTCGGGTGGCTGGGGCTTGTAGACACACTGGACGACGGCAACTACCTAGTCACTGACATCTATGTGCCAGAGCAAACAGTCACCGGCACCGAGACCGACATCGATGCAGAGACGTTATGCGAGCTAGCGATGGAGATCGAGAACGCAGGTAAAGAGTCAGAGAAGCTCCTGTACTGGGGTCACTCGCACGTCACGATGGACGTTGGCCCATCAGGTCAGGACGAGATTCAGATCGAGCAGTTCCTAGACAACGGCTGCAACATCTTCATACGCGGCATCTACAACAAGCAGGGCGCAAGCAAAGTAGATGTGTATGACGTAAACAACAACTGCATACATCAGTGTGTTGATAACGGTTTGCGTCCGACGCCAATGCCCAAAGCACTCAAGAAAAGCCTCGACAAAATCATCAAAGACAAAATCAAAAAACCAATAGTAAAAAACCTATCTCGATTACCAAACGTTGGTGGCAGCTACTACAACCCTAACGTTCCGTTTACGAACAACGACTACGTAGCCAAGCCACATGGCATGCAGTCTGTCCGAAACAACCCAGGATGGGGCGGACTGATGGGCGTCGACGATTATTACGATGAGTACTACGACGACTACCACGACCGAGACATTATCAACAACCCATTTGGGTTCAAGGAGTAACCATGCGCACATGGTCTTATACAAAAGAAATTTCCGTGGACAAACATGCCACGCAGACGGAAAAGCTGCGGAGCGATATTTGGTACGAAGAACGAGCCTGCCAAAGACTTCGTGATGCATGTCTAAATATGAAACTTAAGCTTGGTCGTTTGAGAAAAACGCGCCCACATCCCGACACAATTTCAGATAGAAGCTGGCCTTACTTAAAACTTGCAGGCGGGAACAAACGTTTAGCTCGCCACATTGAACTTGAGCTAGGAGACGAGTTGAGAAGGATGGACCACGAAATATTGCGCCACGAAGAGAGATTGAGAGACAAGCTTGCCGAGTACGACGATAGCCTCGGCCACTTACAACGGTTGAAACTTCAGCTAGCAAGTCAACTATCTGATGAAAACCAAGGCCCTAATGTCATATCAGTAAAAGATGTCGAACAGCAACTCGCTAGAGACAATTGTTACTACCGAGCTGGCTCATTGAAATTCAAGACACATCAGTTTGACTCACGCCGCGCAATAGCAACGGTTGTTTTCAACAGCACTCGGGCAGTGGACATACATGCCGACGATGAAGATTGGGAAGCTCGACCATCAATAGTTATCTACCCTGTGACTGTCGATTTTCACATGAACTTCCGACACAACACTTTCAGCACCAGTATCCGTGCCGTACCCAACGAGTCTTTCCGGGTTCTTGGATTCGATGACCAGCGCGTGCTACATCCACATATGACTGCGCCAACCCAGCCATGCCTTGGTGACTATGCAGCCCCTATACAAGAGGCGCTAGAGAACATGGACATACCCACAGCAGCGTCGGTAATGCTTATGTTCTTGCAACGCTTCGACCCCGATGACGGAGCCGGTAGGCATTACTACAAGTTCGATAAGTACCCAGAGCCGACGGACATAGCAGCATGATTCAAAAAGCACTTCAGTTTGTACTGACCTTCCTAACAATCCGACAATTTTTCAAAGAGGCCGAAGATGCAGCAGCTGGAACTGAAACTGACACTAGAGGGCGAAGAGCTGGACACATTCATGGAGATAGCCCTAGCGATCCAGAACCACCTGAAGACCCTAGCCGACCAACAGCCTGACAAAGATGAGGAGGACGAGTGACAGAAAACACTATCACATACGACCTAACGAAAGCTATAAGGCGCCTCGTCGAACACGAAATAGATGTGCTTTGCGCCAGTGACTGGTTCACAGAAGTAATAGACGACGCAGTCGAGCGTGCGTTTGAAAGACGCCGCCAACAAACACCTGATGTGTACAACCCACCTCAACCTTACAAGGACAAAGACCAATCATGAATAAATACATTGTTGTCTGGCAAGAAGCTTTTGATAACAGTGATTATTTTGTCTTAGCAGCCGACAGACACGCCCATTATGTAGATCTTCACAAATTAGCAACTGCTGAAATCAAAAAATTCTATGCAGAGTTAGACAACGAAGAGCACCCAGAGTGGTACATCAACTGCATTATTAACATGACTACTTTAGTTAAGGACAAAGACCAATGATGTTAGCTGGGCTAATCGCTGCCGCAGGTTTGTTATTTCTGCTCTTCAAATTTGGTGTGCGCAAAGTAATCACCTACGACATCTTCTTCGATGTCGTCATTACTTTCTTCCTAATGATCATTCTTGCTGGCACTTTCAGCGGGATGATGGCCGCTCTTTTGGGGGGCCTAATTGTATCCGTCGTACTGTTCGTCATGAAACGAACCATGCGTCACGAAAAATTGTGCCTAGTAAAAACTAAGAAGTTCCCATACAGGAGATGGATGTGGATAGATCAAAACTAGCAGCTCATAACTACTTGCGCACCCCGTGTGAAGAATGCAGCTGGGATCTTGGTGAAAACTATATAGATGCCCTATCTCGCTATACCAATGATGACGGACATCAACTTGCGGAATGCCCAGAGTGCGGCCACGGCAATATAGTCGTAGAACGCCATGCGGCTCTGCGTGTAGCCGAGGCAGATGAGCCACCACCAATGGACATGAATAACCAAGGGGAGCAGATATACCTTTCACAGAGCATCACCGGCTGGATGGACTACGCCAGTTTTCACCTACCAAATGGTTACGAGTGGGAAGACGTTGATACATGGCGCCGCGGTTATAACGCTACGGAAGGGGAACATTTACGTTTCCAGTTTCGTGATGGCAACACTTGGACTCACCCTGTTGGGTTAACCGTAGATAGTTACGATGAAGCGGGCGACGACTTCCGAATCTATGGAGTGTCGTGTGGAGAAATACTTGATGAGTACTAACACCTCCCTGCTTGAATACCCCACATGCGCACAATGCCATCGAGAGTGCGAGCCAATAATCGTTAAGTACGACGAAAAGGTTGAGTACTGGGGCGGTATCACCTACGAACCAGTCTATGAGGTCTTCAGTAACTGCTGCGATTACGACGTAGACCTGCCGACTAATTACATTTTGCTTTGAGTAACTTAAGTACTGGAGGTACTATCTTGGATAAGAACGAATATTTAGAACTCAGCGAACAGATACAGCCGCACCTTGACCGTGACATCAACTCTTCAGAGTTGTTGCAGTTCACACATGTGTGGCTAAAGAGCAGGAAGCCAGAACTACACAAAGAACTTGTGCGCAATTTCCAGCAAATGGAAGCAGCAATCTATGCGCACAGACAAGAGCAGGATGCCAAGGATTCATTTTGAAAGACTCGATGTTAGTAACACTAGACTTTGAGACGTATTACGACCCCAAAGTCTCGCTCACTAAAATGTCTGTAATGGAGTACATCAAGCACCCCATGTTTAAAGTATGGGGCGTCGGTATCAAGATAGATGACGAGCCGACTGAATGGTTTGGTGAAGACGATGTTGAAGGCGCTATCGACGACATCGAATGGGACACCGCTACACTGCTGTGCCACAACACACCGTTTGACGGCTATCTACTTACCCAACTGTATGCATGCAAGCCTAAGTACTACGCAGACACAGCAGCGATGGCTCGCGGACAGTGGCCAGGGCAGTCTGCAAAGTTAAAAGACGTAGCTGTACGATGCTTTCCTGATGACGAAGCGATGCGTAAGGGCGAAGAATTAGTCAACGCAAAAGGTATTTATGACCTGCCTCCCGACATCGAGGACGCCTTGGCTGGGTACTGTATCCAAGACGTTGAGCTAACGAAGCACATATTCGATCAATTACGAACTTCGTATCCAGACCAAGAGATGCAACTAATAGACCTCACAACTCGTATGTTTTGTGAACCAAAAATAGTTGTTAACCAAACAAAGACTCAAGCGTTTCTGGATAACGCAAGACAAGAAAGTGAGTCAGCCATCGAACGATCAGGATTAGATCGTGCAACGTTGGCAAGTAATCAAAAGTTTGCGAGCTGGGCCGAACAACAGGGACTGAAAGTCCCCACAAAAACCAGTCCCTCCACTGGTAAGCAGATCCCTGCTTTCGGCAAGAACGATGCAGCCTTCAGGCAATGGCGTGTTAAAAACCCTAACTATGAACACGTATTTGCAGGCCGAGAAGCAGTTAAGAGTCGCCTAAATGAGACAAGAGCACAGCGATTCTTAGATGCTATCAATGCAGAAGGTTGCATCCCAGCCCCTTTACGGTATTACGCCGCCCATACAGGACGTTTTGGTGGCACTGAAAAGATAAACCTACAGAACCTGCCGAGGAAAAGTCAGCTACGTAAGGTCTTAGAAGCGCCAGACGGCAAGCTCATGTACGTTGCAGACCTATCGAATATTGAGTCTCGTGTGCTTGCATGGCTGGCAGATCAAGACAATCTTCTGGAGATGTACTTCTATGGCGCTGACGTTTACTCAGCTTTTGCTTCAACGCTGTATGGCAGATCAATCACTAAGGCGGATGAAGTCGAAAGGTTTGTAGGAAAGACAGCTATTTTGGGCTTGGGTTACGGCATGGGCGCACAAAAGTTCAAGGCAACACTTAAGTCTTCAAATATAGACTTAGATTTTGAGGAATGCTTAGACGCTGTAAATACCTACCGCACCACCTACCCCGGCATACAAGCCCTTTGGGAACAAGCAGAAAGAATCTTACGTCAAACAATCAGCTTAAAGTGCGGCGAACGATTTACTTATCAATACAAATGTTTAACAGCAGCGCCTTCTGCGATTCTGTTACCGAATGACATGGCCTTGCGATATCAGGACTTGAAACTACTGAACAGTGGCAAGATGAGATATCAATCAGGTGCCAAACAAGAATTCACGTACGGTGGGAAAATAACAGAGAACATAGTCCAGGCACTCGCTAGGATTGTCATCTGCGAGCAGATGTTAGCAATCCAGGCACTGCCAGACTTTGAAGTTGTTTTAACAGTACATGATGAAATTATTGCTATTAGCGATGATACTAACCCTGAAGAACGTATGAATCAGATGCTTGATATCATGCGCACCGCCCCGCAGTGGGCGCCGAATCTACCTTTAGATGCTGAAGGTGGATGGGATTATTGCTATAGCAAATGACCGCGCTAGTTCTAACGAGAAAAATTGGCGAGCAAGTAGAACTTCTTTTTGGGGAAGGGACTTCTGTACTTGTTACTGTTAAACGCATTGATCGAAACCAAGTGCGTTTACTGTTTGATGCCCCGGAAAAAATAAAAATAGAGAGGCCAGACAGAAAAAAAATTGACCCTCAATAGTACTGTCGCTAATATTTTTGACTGCGCATTACAGGAGGAATAAATGCAGTTGTGCTACTTGTCTGCATGCAACGGATTGCCGTTAGCAAAAACTTTTTTAGCTACCCAGTCGAAACCCTACCCTCTCGTTACCAATGTCGATAGCCACCAGTTCACCGTCAGCACAGTTTCAGAACTGGCACAGTCCATAAGGACACAGGCTGATCTCGGCCATTGCTTAATCAAAGGCCCACTCAAGAAGCCCTTACAAGAAGAGTCGCGTAAAGGTAAGTCAGATCGAAATGCGTACAGTGACCTATTGGTACTCGATATCGACGGCTTAACTTTGCCGCAAATGCACTCGGGTAATACTCACTTAACAGCAATGCACCTAGAACACATTGCCAACATTATCGTCGGCGAGTTACCAGAACAGTTGCACAACGTGAGTTACATTGCCCAAGCATCTGCTTCCTTCGGCATGAAACCGACCTATTCTTTACACCTATTTTTTATGCTGTCTGTACCGATGCCACCTAAAAGCATCAAGCTTTGGCTACAGCACACAAACCACACCTGCGATCTGTTTGAACCGCAGATCCAGTTATCAGTAAACGGCCTGTCGCTAAAGTACCCACTTGATACGAGCGTGGCCGACAACAGCAAACTCATATTCATTGCACCACCAATTTTTGCAGACGGTGTGCACAACCCATTCTCTAATAACGACGACCGAATCGTCGTTGTAAATAAGGAGCAAGAGACTTTAGACCTTGCTGCCATGATGAGCGGCATCAGTAGAGAAGTTTGCTTTGAAATATCACGACGCAAGAAAGATGAGCTGCGTAAAGACGCGGGTATGGCCCGTAAACGCGAAAAGATACAGGTCGCACAAGTCGGGTACCGCAACGAAGAGATACTGACAAACCCTGACAAAGTGTCCATCGCTGTTTCAGACGATAGTTCCGCGCCCTTTATCCGCTGCAACATCAACGGCGGAGACAGTAATGCGTACTACTTCAATCTTGAAGCTCCAACGTACATGTATAACTTCAAGGACGAACCAATCTTTGAGATAGAGAAAGCTGATCCAGACTTTTATCTAAGTATCTTTGAGATGTTTGATGAGCAGATCGCTGAGACAGGGCAAGCGAGACGACCCATCGTCATACGAGATTTTTACACAGACATATTCTATTGCGGCATCTTTGACCCAGACAA